GTTTTGCTTGATTACATTGACTGCGTTCAGCCATCAAAAAGATTTGATGATGTATATGCTGGGGAGGGAAATGTTATGAGGCAATTTGAGACCCTATTGTCTGAATTCGATATGGCTGGCTGGACTGCTGTTCAAGGTAACAGAAGTTCAATTAAAGCTGAGGTTGTAGAATCAGACCAAATGGGTGGGTCAATTAAAAAGGGACAAATTGGACACTTCGTTGTGTCAATAGCAAAATCACTTGACCAAAAAGAAAACGGAACAGCCACAATGGCAATTCTTAAATCTAGATTTGGTAAAGATGGTATTGTATTATCAGATATTAAATTTGATAACGCAACGATTCAAATTGATATGTCCGAAAATATAGTAGCAAGAACCCAAAGTGAGCACAAGAGAGATAAAGAAAGGGATGATGTTAAACGGGTAGCCCACGTTTTAAATTCAATCCAACAACGTAAAAAGGCGCTAGATGCTGGGAATGATGAAACAACCCCAGATGTCGCAAATAATTAAAAGAAAAATAAGAAAATAAAAAATGGATTTATCTACTAAAATTTTATCGGATATTACCGTGCATATGAAATATGCAAAGTATATCCCAACATTAAAACGAAGAGAAACATGGGAGGAGTTAGTAACAAGAAATAAATTAATGCACCAGAAAAAATACCCGAATATTTCTGAAGAGATAGAAGAGGCGTACCAATATGTATATGATAAAAAGGTGTTACCTTCGATGAGGTCATTACAATTTGGTGGAAAACCTATTGAAATATCACCTAATAGAATTTATAATTGCGGTTATTTACCGATTGATGATTGGAGAGCATTTAGCGAGGTTATGTTTCTTCTTTTAGGTGGTACGGGGGTAGGATTCTCAGTTCAAAAACATCATGTTGAAGAACTACCCGAAATTCGAAAACCAAACCAAAACAGAACAAGACGATATTTAATCGGGGATTCAATCGAAGGATGGGCTGATGCGATTAAAACATTAATGAGGTCATATTTTGAGGGTATGTCAACACCTGAGTTTGACTATTCAGACATCAGAGCAAAGGGTGCGTTATTGGTAACAAGTGGTGGTAAAGCACCAGGTCCGCAACCACTAAAAGATTGTGTCCATAACATCAAAAAAATCTTAGACGCTAAACAAGATGGTACTAAATTAGAACCAATCGAGTGTCATGATATAATTTGTTTTATTGCTGATGCAGTATTAACTGGTGGTATTCGTAGAGCAGCATTAATTTCTCTTTTTTCATTAGATGATGAAGAAATGCTTAGTGCTAAAACAGGTGCTTGGTGGGAGTTAAACCCACAAAGAGGTAGAGCAAATAACTCTGCCGTTATACTTAGACATAAAATAACAGAAGATAAGTTTTTTCAGCTTTGGAAAAAAATTGAAGATAGCAATGCTGGTGAACCTGGTGTGTATTTTTCAAATGATAAAGATTGGGGGACAAATCCATGTTGTGAAATTGGGTTGAGACCATACCAATTCTGTAACCTTTGTGAAGTTAATGTTAGTGATATTCATTCACAAGAAGAGCTTGAGTTAAGGACCAAAGCTGCGGCGTTAATCGGAACCCTTCAAGCTGGCTATACAAATTTTCATTATCTTAGGGACGTTTGGAAACGTACAACAGAGAAAGATGCACTTATTGGTGTAGGTATGACAGGAATCGGTTCTGGTGAAATTCTTAAATATAATCTTGAAGCTGCGGCTAAAGTTGTTAAAGATGAAAACGCTAGGGTTGCTAAACTTATCGGTATTAATAAAGCTGCTAGATGTACAACAGTTAAACCTTCAGGGACTAGCTCATTGGTATTGGGTACAGCATCTGGAATTCACGCTTGGCATAATGATTATTACATTCGTCGTATTCGTGTTGGTAAAAATGAATCGATTTATACATACCTTTCAATTTATCACCCAGAATTAATCGAGGATGAATACTTTAAACCAAAGGACCAAGCGGTTATCTCATTACCAGTTAAGGCTCCAGAAGGTTCAATTTTCAGATTTGAATCACCGATGAATTTATTGGAAAGAGTGGGTAGGTTTAATAAAGAATGGGTAAGAGGTGGACACAGAGATGGACAAAACACACATAATGTATCAGTTACGGTTTCCATTAAAAAAGAAGCGGAAAGAGTTTCGAAATTGGATGAAAATGGCCTTGTAATGTTAGACTCTAATAGTAATCCAATTATGGAAGATAGAAGGGATGATGATGGTGATATTATATATAAAATAAATGAGTGGCCAATGATTGGAAAATGGATGTGGGATAACAGAGAGAAGTTTAATGGTATATCAGTATTACCATATGATGGTGGCTCTTATATTCAAGCCCCTTTTTCTGATACTACGAAAAAAACATATGAAGAAATGATGCTTTCGTTAAGTGAAATCGATTTAACCAAAGTAGTTGAGACATCAGACAATACAAATTTAGCTGGAGAAATTAGTTGTGGGGGTGGTGCTTGTGAAATTGTAATGTAAGACATAAAAGTTTAAAATAAACTAAAGGGGCCAAAAGGCCCCTTTTTTTATACATTTACTTGTAAAAATATTTTCTTATTATATTTATCAATAAACTAAAATATGGCAACAAAATATATAAATATTGATTTCCCCTTTAAAGACAGTCCAAAGGGGTTTTTTCTAAATTTAAATGACAATGACCAGAGAGCTATTAAAGCTGATTTAATGCACCTATTATTGACTAGGAAGGGCCAAAGACTTTATAATCCAAACTTCGGTACAGATTTACTAAGGTATATTTTTGAACCTAACCATGATTTAACCCTAGAGGCTATTAAAGAAGAGGTTACAACTTCTGTAAAGAAGTATCTACCAAATTTGATAATTAAAAGTTTAAGTGTAACCCAAAGTCAAGATAATGAGTATGCCGCAACAATTAGAATGGACTATGCAATAACAGATGATGTTTTTGAAATAAATGATTTTGTAATAATAAATGTATAATTATGGCACAAAGAGTTAATTACACTAGTAGAAATTTTGCTGATATTAGAACTGACCTAGTCAATATGGTTAGACAATACTATCCAGATATTTTTAACGATTTTAACGATGCATCAGTAGGTATGATGCTTCTCGAATTAAATGCGGCGGTTGGTGATATGTTATCATTCAATACGGATAGGATGTTCCAAGAAACACAAATAGACTACGCGCAAGAAAGGACATCAATCTTGTCAATGGCAAGAACGTTTGGGTTAAAAATCCCAGGTAAAAGACCCTCAGTTACGATTGTTGACTTTACCGTAACACTTCCAGTATTAGGTGACACCTTTGATATTTCATACGCACCAATTATTCAAGCTGGGGCCCAAGCTACAGGGGCTGGAAAGGTATTTGAAACAATTTATGATATTGATTTTTCATCCCCATTTAGTATTGGAGGAGTCCCAAATAGGATAATAATACCAAATTTCAATTCAAATGGTGTACTGATAAATTATACTGTAACTAAAAGAGAAATGGTTGTAAATGGTTTTACAAAGATTTACCAGAAGGTAATTACACCAGCTGATGTTGTTCCGTTTCTTGAAGTTGTTTTACCTGATGATAATATTCTTTCCGTTACATCAGTTATTACACTTGACGGAACAAACTATGTAACAGACCCAACAAACGCACAATTTTTAGAAGAAGATAACCGATGGTATGAGGTGGACGCATTAGCTGAAGATAAGGTTTTTATTGAAGATTTTAATAAAGTAAGTGATAATCCATCAATTAGACCAGGTAAATATATAACCGTAAATCGTAAATTTATTACTGAATACACTGACCTAGGATTTATGAGACTGATATTTGGAGGTGGAAACCAAGATATTAGCTCACTTTGTGATTTTGACGTTAACCCGTTAATAGTTAATCAAATTGGAGATTTTATTAATAATCTATCTCTTGGAACAACACATTCACCAAACACAACATTATTTGTAAAATATAGAGTTGGTGGCGGTGCCGATACAAATCTTGGTCAAGGGATAATCAACGGTGTTGGTTTAGCAACCATTATTGTAAATGGTATTGACAGTACTGTTAATAATGCTGTAAAAGCATCATTAACTGTCAATAACCCAATTCCAGCTCTTGGTGGTAGAGATATCCCAAGTATTGAAGAAATTAGAAATTTAGTTAGATATAATTTCTCAGCACAAAATAGGGCTGTAACAATCAAGGATTATCAATCTAGAATAGCGCTTATGCCAAGCAGATTTGGTGTTCCATTTAGAACTGGTGTATTTGAAGAACAAAATAAAATCAAAATCTATATAATGGGGTTAGACTCTGAAGGTAAACTAAATAATACGTCAACCACGGCTATTAAAGAAAATATTTCAACCTATTTATCCGATTATAGGATGTTAAATGACTATATTGAAATTGCTGATGCCAAAATTGTAAACTTATCTTTTCAGATAGACGTTTATATTGATAAAAAATACCCACAATCACAAATCATTAGTAATGTTATAACAAGTGTTAGTGATTTTATGAATATTAATAAATTTGACATGGGTGAAAACATTTATCTTTCAAATTTACTTGAAAATATAAACAATGTCGGTGGGGTATTAAATGTTATTGATATGAGGGTATATAATATGGTAGGTGGAAGATACTCACTTAACGAAATATCACAACCATATTTTGATGCCTCAACGAGAGAAATTGATATTTCTGAAGAATATACACTTTTCGGTGAACCAACAACCATGTTTGAAATACGTTTTCCCTCTATCGATATAATTGTGAGGGTTAAATAACTTTATTTTTAAATATTTTTTATTATTTTTTAAAGAAAAACTATGGCTTGTAACACATGTAAAAAAACAAACAAAAAAATTGTTGGGGACGAAAAAACAAAATCAGAAATAAACATTTTAGTAACGATTCGAGACTATACGATTAAGATTTTTGCCTTTCTTTTTCTATCAGCAATTTTTATCCCATTGGTAATACCAGCAACGTTATATGCGTTATTTGTAACCGTATTTACGGAAAAAGGAATCAACATTGTTCCATTGGGGTTATATATAGGTAAAAAAATAATTAAAAAGGATGATGACGATGATGAAGATGATTTGGAAGATGAGGATTACGATGACCTTTTAAGTGAAGATGAGTATGAATTCGAAGACTCTGATGAGATAACAGTAATAAAATAAGCATAATGTCTAATAATATTAGGATACGAACAACCCCTAACGGAACAGATAAATACCTCAATGTAAAACTTGACCAAGATTTTGATTTTATTGAAATTCTTTCACTAAAAATTAGTCAGGATAAAGCATATGAGAGTTTTTGTTCTGATTACGGTGTTATTGCTGGCCGTGTTATAATAAACAATGGTTTTGGTGTTCCTAATGCAAAAGTTTCTGTTTTTATTCCTATCACAGAAGAAGATAAAGAGAACCCTGTTATACGTTCAATATATCCGTATGAAAATGTACTTGATGTTGATAGCAATGGTGTGAGATATAATTTGTTACCAAAAGAAAATGATTCTAATAATGATTGTTATACAATCGTCGGAACCTTCCCATCAAAACGTGAGCAGTTAGATAACGATGAAATGCTTGAGGTTTATTGTAAGTATTATAAATTTACAACAACAACAAATCATGCTGGTGATTTTATGATATTTGGCGTTCCTTTAGGCTCACATATGGTACATGTTGATGTTGATATGTCAGATATTGGAATAGCATCACAAAGACCGTATGATTTGGTTGAACAAGGAACACCATCGCGATTATTTTATAGTCAAACAAAATTTAAGGGTAATAAAAATCTTAATTCGCTAATACAAATTAAAACAGCGAATGTTGGTGTTAATGTACAACCGTTTTGGGGCGATTTAGATAATTGTGTGATTGGTGTTAATAGATTAGATATTGACCTTAACTATAATATCAGGCCAGCAGCTATCTTTATGGGTAGCATTTTTGGTGATAGTAGAAAAAATAGTATTAACAAAAGATGTAGACCTAGAAAGAAAATGGGGTTGATGTGCGAGCAAGTACCAAGAGCTGGAACAATTGAGATGCTAAGAAAAACTCTTGAGGGAGAAGTAGAAAAGTTTGATATTGAAGGTGGAAGATTAATTGATGATAATGGAGCATGGGCGTACCAAATTCCAATGAATTTAGATTACATTGTGACTGATGAGGAAGGAAACTTGATACCATCAGATGACACCAGCAGAGGTATTCCAACTAGGTCTAGAGTTAGATTTAGAATCGGTATGGATGAAGGTGGTGGTGTTGGTAGACTTAGAACAAGGGGAAAATATATCGTTCCGCATAATCCAAAAACAAAATCAGATATTAATTTTAGTTTTGACAAAACAACAAAAGATACTGAAAATACTTTTAGGGATTTCTATTGGAATAAAATCTATACAGTACGAAATTTTATCCCAAGGGTAGAAAAAAATATGCGGTTGCTATCAAAGGCTTTCAAACGTAGAACACATACAGGAATTAAAAATGTTGACGCTTGTGTTGGTGATAAATCACCAATGCCATATAATAGAGCATATGTAATGGGAAATATTTTATTTACAATAATTTGTTTCTTATTTTCAATCATTTCATTTATTGTTAAATTATTTAATGGATTCTTATGTTCATTGATTAAAATTAAAATTTCAGGCGTAAAACCTTTTGGTTTTTTAAAAAAATATATAATGAAACTAAAATGTCCTAACGAAGATGAAAGCGAATACGCAATCGGTTGTGAGGATAGTCAAGATGCTTATCTTGATTGTGTTTCTGCGGTGTTAGCGGAACAGTTAGATTTATTTGAGTTTGATTTCTACAACGATTGGGTCAACGGAACACTATATTATTATTTATTAAAATATAAAAAGAAAAGAAGAGGTAGAGAAAAATTTTGTGAAACAAATTGTAATGACTATAGTGGTGGTACTGGCGCTAACTCATGTAAAAATAGTAAAATTGTTGATACAACATATAATACAAGAACCAATGATACGAGGGTTAACTTTAGAAATGGTTTATTGGTTAAATATGATAATAATCTTTATTATCCACCTATTTTATTAAATGGTTCACAATTAAAATTATTTGCAACAGATATTGTTAATCTTGGGGCAGTATTTGATTGCGATTGGCAAGGGCAACCTAAGATTGTAAATTACCTTACAAACACATCATATAAACTCCCACCATTATTAGCTGAGACATTTGCTGAGGAGGAAGATACGAGTATTCCACCAGAAGACCAATCCGTGGTTGCTGGTATGTTTGATTTTACACCACCAGGTGGGCAAAATTATAAAGGTGTTTTCTTTAATGTTGGTTGTGTTCTAGGTGTTGATTATAATACAATAAAGGCTAGAAATATTAGGAGGCAATGTGAATTAAGTGTTGATTTAGTTGAATATACTGGACTAACACAAATAGATTTAATCAATATTGATGAGATATATGATTCGTCTGACCCAATAGACGCACTTACCAGTTTAAATAGATATTTAAGGGATTCATTCTATCTTTTAAATATTAGTGGTACTAGTATACAAGGGTTACCAACCGTACCATATAACTTATTAGATGCGAACCAAGGAACATCAATCGGTGTTGACTTATCATTTGCTAATGGGTCAGCATACACCGAATTTAGAGGTTGGGTCCCACCATATTTAAATGGTGTTGATATGAGCTTTCAAACACAAAACTCATATTATATGTATTTTGGTATAATACCAGGTAAGACAGCGTTAGATAAATTAAAAACTAAATTCTTTACAGAATGTACAAAGGAAAAAGCAGATGACTTTATCATAGATACAACGCCGAAAAATATTTCAATTAGCGGAGGAACAGATGGCTCAATTTCATTTACTTTTATTGGCGGTACCTATCCGTTTACATATACTTGGGTTGGCCTTGATGTCAGTTATAGTCTAGGACCAATAACAACAACCAACGTTCCACCAAGTGATATTATTGGTAACTTAGCCGCTGGTACATATGAAATTACAGCAATAGATGCACTTGGCACCGTTGTTGTTAAGGACGTCACCATTGGCGAACCATTAGGGTTCGTTTGCTCATATTCAACCATTAGCAATCCATCAACACAAACTTTATCAGATGGGGTTATCCAAATAATTCAGATATCAAATGGAACATTACCATACACATTATCAATATACGATTCAAATAACGCACTTTATTCAGCACCATTGGCTTTTTCAGTAGACCCAGTATCATACACAATACCAATTGGTTTTAAAGATGATATATACACATTTGTTGCAACAGATAGCGCTGGTAATCAATGTACGAAAACAGTAGAAATAAGAGCACCACAACCATTACAAATAATTAATATAGAACAATATAACGCATGTTCTAATGATTGTAGTGGTTCGTACCGTTTTGATGTTGCTGGTGGAACGTACCCATATTCAATAACAACGTATTCGTCAACAACATTGTCTGGACCGTATTCTATTCTTACAACAAACACAAGTGGTGAGACAATACAAAATGATTTATGTAGTGGGTATTATAAGATTGTGGTTGTCGATTCTGGTGAACCACAACCACAAACAACGGAAGATATTATATTTATACGACAAGGTATGACAATCCTCAATCCTGTTACGGGCTCAACAACATCATTTAGTATTGTTGGTGGAACATTACCAATAACAGCACAAGTTAATAACATTGATGTGTTTCCTGTTAGTCAAGTTTCTAATGCTGACCCATATCTAACAGTTTACAATTATAGTGTTAACAATGTTAGCTTACCTGTTTCAATTAACATATACGATAACATTGGCTGTCAAATAGAAATTGGATAATGGAAATAAGAATTAAACATAGATTAACAGCGACAAACTCTAAAGAGTCGGTAAATACGGATACATACCTTAATTTACAATTTAATGGTAGCGAAAGATTATTGCCACCAAGTGAGTTAAATAGGGTTATAGACCTTGCAGCGCAATTTAATAAGGAAAGACAGTCATGTACGTTTTATAGAATTCTTGGTAAAATAAATCCGCTTATTAGTAATGTTCTTTTCAATATTACTGGGGAAAATTCATGGGAAACATTTAATAAACCAATATTTTTATCTGATAATTTAGATAATGACGCTGACTTAACATATGCAGAATCAATAAAAAGACATCTTAAAGAAATTGACGGGTGGTATGGATATTTTGACCCTGTTTTAACTGGGAGCGGTATGTGTAATTTTTATGATATGGAACCTAAGAGGGAAAGATTTTCATTTTTACCAGATAAAAATAATTTAAAAAATGAATTGGTTAAAAATTGGGAACTTACGGTTACCTACCCATACACATCCGATAAAAATCACTACATGATTAATGGTGGTATTATAATAATCAATAAAAGGGATGCTTTTGTTGGTGGTCGACAAATGACAGCTATTGGTTTACCGATAAAACATAATCTTCTTATTGGGAGTTCCGTTAGAATCACAGGGACAAATTTTGATGGTGATTACGACGTTAAAAGACTGGGACTTGATGATGGTACATATATGGAATATTATTTCTGTATTGATATCGAACCATCTGTTGTTACAATAGATAATGATAGTAGGGTAAAAAAAATATATAAGGGTTTTGAATGTGAATATTATTTCAGATTATTTAAGAAAATAAAAACAAAATCATCAGAATTTATTGAAGACGATGATTATGAAATTTATAAATTAGCGTTTTCTGAAAATATATATGTAGACCCAATAACTCAATTTATTTTTAATGAGGATATTGATGTTAGCGATTTGGTTGACAATCTAAATAGACCGTTGAGTGAATTATTTTTAACAATAATAAAAACCGATAGTAATAATATTTTTACCGATATAACATCTGGTATTGAAGCACCAGATATTTCTGAAATTCGAGATTCAATATCAAAACCATATTTTAAAAATATACCAGTTATTCAATTAATACATACCGTTACTAGCACAACATCTGTTACAGCATCATACACCCCGTTAGAATCAAACGTTAGTATAGATAATAATGTTTTTTATGGTGATGTTGTGGAATTTAATAAAGCTACTTTAAATGAAACAATACTTGCAACAATAGCACATAGATTTAATACATTAAATAGAGAAACTATAGGTAATTCAATAGTCCAAGGACCTAGACCAGAAGGATATTTTTATACCGCACACCATCAAATGAAGATTAGGGATTTTTCTGTGTATATTGAACAAGGTGATAAAAATACAGTAAATATACCAAATTATGCGTTAGATTTAGGTGATGGTAGATATATTTGGAGGGATTTATTGGATATTGGTACCACAGATATTAACATCAACACCCTTAATTACCCCTTTGTAAATGGGTATCATTACCTATATCAAAATTATTGTTTTGATGTAAAAAGACAGGACCCATTTGACAAATGGAATCTTTTTTATGGTTCAACACCAAGCGACCCAATAGGAAACGGAATGTCAAATAATGTTAAAGTAAATTTCTCAGAGAATGTTTGTTAAACATCAAATATCAACTAACATATTAAGCGGTACGACAGCAACGACCATCAACATACCAATTAATTTACAATATCAACTTGTTGATAACGGTGAATTAATTGAAAGAGTTTTTGTTGAGAGTGAGGAGCAGAAAGCAATCAACCCAATTTTAGATTATGATAAGGTTAGATTTATACCCATTTATAATACAATAATTGGTGTTGATAGTATAATATATAACATTAACTTTCTAGACAACAATGGTGTAATGATGCAACCGACATATTATTCAAATATTGGTTTTGATGATGCGGATATAAAGTACAATAAAAACTATTTTAAAGAAACGTATATTACACTATCTTTTTACGATAGTGATAATCCTTTAACCCAAAATTTAGTAACAGAAATTGATATGTTTTCTCATTTATCGGCATCCGATTATTATCTTACAACAACAACTACAACAATTGCTGGTCAACCTAAACCAGCAAACACAATCCCAGTTAGTTTTGTAATATTAAATCCGTTAACAAATATGACAGGTTATTTTGAGGGATATCACATTTATGATTATAAGGATGAGTTTTCAATCAATAACCCGCCAAAGAGTTTATATATGAAAGCAACATATGTAAACGCTAAAAACGGCAAGTCAACAAAATTAATGGTTGAGAATAACCAGTATCCAATTAATGAATTAATATATAAACAATATACGAAGTATGATTTGTTTAGGACAACAAGTGGTTTTTACTATAATCTTGATACAACATATTCGACCAATGTTTCATATTCAAACTCGTCAAATCCGAATTTAATGGATTTGACAATTAATCTATATCAAATACAATCAATATAATGGAATTAATTAAACGACGTATATTATTAGAGAGCGGTACAGACAGAAACTATGATAGTCAAACATATGGGCAGGTAACAGCAACATCCTTTTACGTTAATGTTATGCTAACCCAAAACATTGATGACATGGGAATGTTTACGGATATCATATATCTACCAAAACTTAGTGGTCAAACAACACCAGTTGATTATAGTCTTTTAATTGATAAACTACAATCCAGTGGAATTACATTTCCATTTATGTTTGGTATTTTACCACAACAAATAACTCCTTTTGATATCGACACTAGGTATGTAGGCGCTATTAAATCAGATTTTTATAGAATTGGCGGTATTGTAACAGGAAATACAGAATCAAGGATTGAGGATGTTAAAACCTATAAAAACGATGAACAATATATACAAAATTTTGATGTAGAGTCAGAAGTATATACAAATTTTAGTGGTGGAACTGTTGATGGTGTTAGTAGGGTTACCAGTGTTAATGAACCAATGGGATATGTTTTTTATGCCGACAAGACTGACCCAAATATAGGCCAAGAAACACAAATGGATGGCTTATTTTTTAACGATTTTAGTGGTACAGGTGTTACAAACATAGCATATAGAAGCCAAGGCTGGAATGAAACCAATGTTAGTTTATCGGCAATTACCAAAGAAGAATATTTATTTGGGATAATTTCAAAACCAGAAGTTAAAAGTGATGTTAATATAGATAGAGGTGTGGCGACAGTATTTGAGCGTCATTTAAAGCTTTCCGAAGTTAGAAATCTAGAAGAACTACAGAGATATGGAAAGGGATATTTTTTATTAAGAAAATATTAATCTGTTTAATAGAGCATCTGATAGATTATCATTATACTTTATCTTAATTAATTTAATGGACATATCATCACAGTATTTAGTCTTTATTTCATCTCATTTTATTTGAT